TACAGCTTATGCTTTAGGTGATAGAGTAAAATTTAATGATACTCTTTATAAGTGTGTTCAGGCTCATACTTCACAGGATGACTGGACACCAGACATTACTCCAGCTCTTTGGGTAGTTGTAACTGTTGAAGAATGGCCAGAATGGGTACAGCCTATTGGTGCTCAAGATGCCTACATGACCGGAGATAAGGTTACTCATAACGAAACGCATTGGATTTCAACCGCAGATAATAACGTTTGGGAACCTGGTGTATATGGCTGGGATGAGGTAGCTTAAAATGACTAAGAAAGAATTAATTGATACTGGGGTAGCTTTAATATTAACTGCTATACATGTTGGTTTAACGGTACTAATATGGTGGTTACTTACTAAACTTTTCCATGAAGACTTTGAACATTTCTTATTCGTAGCTAGTTTAGGATTATGGATTTCATACGTTTATAAATTCTACCTAGGAAAAGTTAAAAGTACTAATTAGAAGTTCTAACTCAGGTAAACAAGAAGTGAAGTAATTGCACTTCTTTTTTTATGCTAAATTTAATATAGAAAGTGAGGAAATACATGAAGGTATTTTTAGAAAACTTTTCAGCTGAAAATATAATAGAAGTATGCTCTGTTGTACCTCAGGCAGAGTTAGTAGACACAGTTGAAGATTCAGATTTTTGGTTCACAGAAAATACTCCAGTAGAGGAAGTTATTGATATTCTTCTTCACGGAGTTGAAGTAGAAGATAGTGAAGAAGCTTCTCCAGAAGATTTAGAACAGAGGGTGGCTTAATATGTTTTATGGTAAAAATGTTGGTGTAGTACCTTTAACAGATGCTGCAGGTATTACAAAAGTTTTCAATTGACCTTCTCATAAAGGTCTTGATATTGGTTGGTACGCAACTCAATATTGTCCAGTTTTAGCCTGGCAAGATGGAGTAGTTGTTGATAAAGGTTATGGTTCAGAAGTAGGTAACTATATTGTAGTTGAACATACATATTCAGATGGCAAGAGATGGACTGGCTATATTCACTTAGTAGATACTCCTTCAGTTAAAAAGGGAGATAAGGTTACATTAGGTAAGCAAATGGGTAATGCTAGAAGAGGTAACTCAGGCCAGTCAAATGGTGTTCACTTACATATTTATTTGACTAGTGTTGTTTCTCTTGATACAGCTTACACTTGGAATACAATGTTGGCAAATTGTATTGACCCTAAGCCTTATTTATATTGGAGCAAGGAGTTTAATACTTTATTTATCTCTACAGCTTGGACTAAAGAATTAAAGCAAATTGTTTATCCTCAGCCAGTAGAGAGAAACATTAAGGTTCACCAGGTAGAAGTTAAGTCAGACACTAGAAGATTAAGAGCTACACCATCTTTGAGTGGGCAAGCCTATGATGAATATTGTATTAAGGGATTCTATAATGTTATAGATATGACATTCATAGATGAATATACTTGGGCTAAAATCGGAGCTATTGATGGTAATAACTTCTGGGTAGCTGTTATGAGTGGTGAAGATTTACCTGCAAAAGTTTATGTTTACCCAACTCCAGTTGAAAGAGATACAACTGTTCCTCAGGTAGATATTAAATCAGACACGAGAAAGTTAAGAGCTGAACCTTCTTTAAATGGCGAAGCTTATGATGAGATGTGTAAACGTGGTATTTATAATGTACAGAAGTGGGACACTGCAGATGGTTATGATTGGGCTTTAATTGATGTTATCAATGGTGATTACTATTGGGTAGCAGTTATGGAAGGAGAAGACTTACCAGTTATTAAAGACTTTGAAGAAATGTATAATAATGAAAAGGCTAAGACTGATAAGTTAACAGCTGACTTAGAAAAAGTTAATAAAGAATTAGCATCAGAAAAAGAAACTAATGCTAATCTCAATAAGACCATTACTGAATTACAAAAGAAGAATAAAGAAGTAGAAACTAATTGTAATAAAGTAAAGGTAGAACTTGACACAGCTAAGTTAGAAATTTCCAATTTACAGACTGAAGTATTAACTCTCAGTGATACTATTAAGGTTATAGAAGAGGAAAGAGATGAAGCAGTTGCTCTTAACAAGGTTAATGAAGAAAAATTGAAGAAAATTAAGGAGATTGTTGGCTAATGGAAGAATTTGCTATTATTAAAATTGCTGCTGGTGTAATGATTTGTACTGAAGTCATTAAGGGAATGTTTTTCCAAGATGAGTTATTGAAGAATAGATTTGTTCCAGCTATTGCCATTGCTTTCGGGATATTATTTAATGCGTGGGACCATGGGTTTGCTATGAATTATGATATTTTCCTTGGTGGTCTTGCTTCCGGTTTTGCGGGCATTGGAGCTTATTCAACAGTCAAGAGTGTTATTAAAGCCGACCAGATTCACAAGGAAAGGTCAGAGGCAGAAGGTTAAAAATTAAAAAGGCTACCTGCTTAGTGGGTTGGTAGCCTTTATTTTAAGGGAGTTTTATGAATATTTGTATAGGTATTATTAGCTATTTACCTGATGATTCTAGTGATAGAAATGTTAGATTATCAAGGCTACATAGCTTACTTATAAAATGCGACAGTATCTTTAGAAAAGATATAGTTATAATAGCCCAAAACTGGCATGATGTAACTCTACCTAAACTCCATCATACTAATCTTATTATTTATAAATATCCTAATAAATTAGGAATTACAGGTGCTAGAAAGAAATTAAGAGAAAAATTCTTAGGTTCAAAGTATGATTATTTAATAATGTTAGATGATGATGCAGATGTTAAAGGTACTGAGCTAGATGGGCTATTGTACCTACAACAAATTGAAGCACACCCTGGTATGTTTGGTGTGTTTAAAGAATTATTATTAAAGTTTTTTGCTATATCAAAAGAAATGTATTCAAAGATTGACTTCCCAGACTTAGAGGCTGAGAATGGAGAAATATTTGAAGATATGTATCTTATTATGACACTAAGTAAAAAATACCCTGACAAGAAATATGTATTTAAGAGAAATGGCTTAGATGATGTTTCTAATTCAGGCAGTGATAGATATTCGACATGATACAGAAGACAATTTAATAAAAGACAAATTGGTGATAAAACAAGGGCAATGGTTAGGGAATTGTAATGAAAATATTAGTTTTGAGTTGTGATAATAATGAAGATTTATGAGAACCTTTTCATCATTGTATTGAAAAATATTGGCCAGAGCACCCAGAAGTAATTTATTCTACTGAAACAAAAGCTAACCCTTATTATAAAACTATTTGCGTAAACTACTCTTTAAATAATTGGTCAAATCGTATAAAATCAACTTTATCAGTAATTAATGATAATAAAATATTAATTATGGTAGATGATGTTTTTATAAGGCAGAAAGTAGATACTGATAGAATAGATTATATTTTACCTAAATTAAAAGATAATATTGCATGTTTTAATTTCGAGAAATCATTTGATAAAAACGATATTATTACTGATATAAAAGATTTTAAATTAAGAAATCACGGTGCTCCTTATGAAGTATCTATAATGTGTGGTTTATGAGATAAAAATAAATTAATAGATATTTTAGGTGATAATAGAACACCATGAGATGTAGAATTAAAACCTATTACTTATAATTATGATTTCTATACAAATTCTGGAGATTATATTATGTACTGGGGTTATAAATATGGTAATTGAGCTGGTATTAAAAGAGGTAAATGGTGTAAAGAAGTAGTACCATTTTTCGAAAAAGAAAATATAAAAGTAGATTATACTAAAAGGGGTTTTTGTGATTAGTAAGTGCTTTGGTATTATAAGTTATTTTCCTAATGACGAAGAATTTAGAAGAGTAAGAAAAGAAAGATTTTTAAAATTAGTATCTGACTTGAATACTTATTTTAAATTACCTATTATAGTGCTAGCTCAAAACTGAAGAGAAGAAGACCTTAATATAACTTACGGTAATAATATTTATATTTATAATTACAGTAAAGGTTTAGGTATAACTAAAGCAAGAATATATCTTAGAGATAAATTATTAAAACATAATTTTGATGCTTATATTTTTTTAGATGATGATAGCGAATTAGTTACAGACCAAATGGGGGCTGATAATTATTTAAAAGAAATAGATAAGCACCCTAATATGGTTGGAAAATTCAAAGGAACTTATATGAGGTTCTTATATATTTCAAACTACATGCTTAAAATAATGGATTTTGATTATATAAAAGATTTAGAATCTATTAGGGGCGAAGTATGAGAAGATTATGCTTATCTTAAGACTTACGAAAGATTATATCCAGAAAGATATTTCAATTTTACAAAAAGAGGCATTAATGAAATATCTCAAACTTCTTTAAGAGATAAATATTCTACTTGGTATAAAACAGAATTTGGAAATGAATCCAATATATCGAGAGCAACTAAGGAAATAATAAATAAATGGTATGCTCGAAAAAGGAAAAGATAAGTATGAAATTTTGTATAGGTATAGTTAGTTATTTACCAGACAGAATAAGAAATTATAGAATAGGTTTAATTAATAATCTTTTAAATAGTTGTAGTAATATTTTTCCTGGTATTGATATTATAATCGTGGCCCAGAATTATAGAGATTTTATACCTAGTAGCAATAATAGAATTATTCTACTTAATTATAGAGATAAACTTGGTATTCATGGTGCAAGGAAAGCTTTAAGAGAATATTTTATAAATTCAGATTATGATTATCTTATAACTTTAGATGATGATTCAATTCTTAAAGGTACTAAAGAAAATGGAGATAAATATTTAAAGTTATTAGAAAATAATCCTAATAAATTTGGTATAATGAATTGGGCTAGAGGTCAACTTATTTTATTCGCTATCTCTAGAAGTTTATATACTAGAGTTGAATATCCAACTGAAACTTGCGAAGGTGGGCAAATATTTGAAGATATTTATATTTCAAGTATCTGTAAGCATCTCTGCCCTAATTATATAGATTTAAAAAGTTCAGGTATTTCCATAAATTGAGATAATGAAACTAGTACTTGGTGAGATAGAAATAAATATAATTTAAAGGCTATGGAGCGTAATACCAAAGCAGTAATAGATAGAGATATTGCAGCTAAATATACAACAAAAGTAAGTGTAATCATACCAGTTTATAATCAAGAAGAACTTGTTATAAAAGCAATAAAATCAGTACCATTAAGAGGTAATATAGAAGTACTAGTTATTGATGATTGTTCTACCGATAATACTTATGAAAATTTAAAAAATATTGACTATCCTATTAGATTATTTAAAACTGAAGTTAACTCAGGTGCTGGGGTAGCCAGAAATATAGGGCTTGATAATGCTGTTGGAGAATATATTTTATTTTTAGATAGTGATGATTATTTTGATACCAAACTATTTAATGATATTATAGATAAAAATAGATTAGTTGGTGATATAATTTTCTATGATTTAGTAATAAATAATGGAGATAGATGAGATTCTATAGATAAGAAGGGTCGCATATATTTACCTTATGGTCCTGTAAAATTTATTAAACGAAGTTATATTGGTAATATTAGATTCCAAAAAGTGAGAATTTCAGAAGATGCTCTCTTCTGGGAAGATATTACAAAAAATAGAAACCCAGAAATTTCTCATATTAATGAAATATTACTTCATTATAATCACCCAAGAAAAGGTTCTAATGATTGAAAGAGAACACATAATGAGTGAGAACCTGAAGCATTGGAAGAGTTCAAAGAAGTAATGAAAAATAATAATTATTCTTATAATATAAGGCAAGTAATAAAATAAAACCGTATCTAAAATACGGTTTTTTATTTCAGCTAAATTTATATGTATAGTATATAAGGGAGGAAGTACGTTTATGTCTAATACATTTGATACATCTACAATCCCAGGTGGTGGTAACCCTGGTGGTAGTCAACAAGCGCAAAGTAGTACTTCTCAGAATCTGCTTAATACTCAAAATGCTACAGGCGTAGTTAATAATGGAAATTTTTCATTTTTATATGATAAAAATATTACCGAAGTAATTAAGGATATTAAAGATGGAGATTTATTAGTTACTAGACTTTCTAATTTAAACAATTTTTATTATAGAGTTGGTTATAATTATAATTCGAAGGCTAATATGCCTTCTGGTATAAGTACAGCTGTTAACTGCAAAGATAGTAATAAAAATATGGCTGCTAGGTTATCTTCTTCTCAAAGAGCAGCTTATGGTAATGCTCAATACGATTATACTAAAATGAATAATGGTACTGTTTTAGCTAATTGTGTTGGTTGGGCTAATGGTAGATTATTAGAGATATGACACAGGGCAGTACAAATAGGTTATATTAAAAAATTATCTTCTGGTAATTATGCTTTTGCATCAAATAATAAAGAAATAGTTGGTAAATTTGATAAATCAGCTGGCTATTGGCCTCTCCCTTGGAGCGCATATCAGTGGTGAGATTATTGGCCGGGTGGAACTGCAGAAACTGGTTGGTATAAATCTCAAATACCTCAAGTAGGAGCTGTAGTATGCTGGGGTAATGGTAGGAATGGTGACCAAAGCCCAGGGCATGTAGCCATAGTTGAAGAAATTCATAATCCAGGTGAACCTAATGAAGAATTAGTTATTTCTCATTCTGCTTATACTCCTAATGGTGTAATGTGGTTGGTTAAATTATCAACAATAAAGAAATCAACTAATTATACATGATATACAGAATGTACTCTCAGAGGGTTTTTAATTTCACCTGTTTGCCAATTAGCTTCTACTAATGCTAGTGGTATGATAAAAGTAACAACTAACGGAAATAGGCCTGTTTCTGAAGGTGATAGAGATATGTATAAAATCCTGAATGAACAAATACAGGGTAAGCATATTGAAAAAGATTTACCTATAGGTGCTAATGTAAGAATAGTAGATTTTGGTTATAAAAGCCCAGATGGTGGTACTATTGTTTTTGATAGAGTTAATAATATGGGTGTAAATGGTGTAATTAAAACAAAAGATTCATCAAAGAACTTCCCTTATGGTGTTTGAATTAATCAAAATGATACTGATTCTTTCCGGGGTTATTATAGGTGAGATGGTATTGAAATAATTAGTGATGGTACTTTAACTGAACAAACTTTAAAAATTTGGTGAGATGATGAAAGTAATTCTTCTTCAAGACCTACTTCATTAACGGTTAAATTAAAAATAAATACACTATCAGCTAATGGTAAGAAAAATAGTTCAACAAGAGAAATAACTATAAGTGAATCTACTTCATGAACTGCATTAGCTGTTGGTTTACCAAAATATACTGATGCTAAAACTTTAACAGAATTTGAGTGGGAATTACCTTCTTTACCAAAGGGGTATGAAAAAATAAGAACTACTAAAGTTAATAGTACTACGGCTATTACTATTAGTAATCAAGAAGCAACTAGTTCAGTTTTAAAATAGAGGTATAATATATGTCTGATAACGTTTTAAATAAGGATATAGTTTTAAAGGACCTAGATGGTACTCAATTATGGCCACTTGCTCACAGAGATAGCGGTGGATATATAATTGAACAAACTTACTTAAAGAATTATGTAATGAAAGATGGGGTTAAATATTATATTGACCCTGACTCTTTAATGTATTTAAGTACTGGTTCTGAAGGTGATATAATAAAAACTATTACTGGTAGTACTGTAAATATTGTTAATTCAGTAGAATATGGTATTAGTAATTCACCAGATGAAGAACCTAGTACCTGGTCTCTTACGATGCCTTCTAATATACCTAATGGTTCTTATTTATGAACAAAAACTACTTACTCAAATGGTACTGTAAGTTATAGTATTTCTTACCAAGGTATTAATGGTACCCCTGCTTATAATTATTTTATTCAGCCTTCTGTAGATTCAATTATTTATGAAATAAATGAATCTGGTTCTCCATTTGTACCTAATACTTTAACTTTTAATTTTAAAGTAACAGCTGGTGATAGCGCACCATCACCTTATTCTTCAGGTTATTATATAGTTAGTGCTTCTTCTGATGGTTCTGTTTATACTCAAGTTACAGGCGGTACAGGTACAGGTAATTCAGTTACTATTAATTCATTAAAAACTACAGTTGGTACCGCAGCAAGATTTATTAAGTGCGAATTATATTCTTCTCAAGGTGGGGCTTTATTAGATACTGAAACTATTAGTATTCTTGTTGATGGTACTAATGGTGCTGCTGGTGTTACTATTAACCGTGTAGAAGAATACTATACTTTAACTACTTCAGTTACACCAGCACCAGTTCCAGAGTCATCTGAGTGAGACTGGGTTCTTGGAGAACCTGGTGTACCTCTTCCTACTATGGACCAGGAAAATAAATACTTATGGAACTATGAAAAAGTTATTTATAATACTGGTGATGACTTTATTTCACAGCCAGTTATTATTGGTGCTTATGGTGATAGTGGTAAAGGTATTAAATTAATAACTAACTACTATTTAGCTAGTTCAATTACTAACCCTGAATTATTACCTCCACCGGTATCAGAATCCAGTGACCCTGAGTGGTCAACTAATTTTCAGCAAGTAAGTGAAAGTGCTAAGTATCTTTGGAATTACGAAGAAATAGTATATACAGATGATACTGGTGATACTATTGAAAATACTGACCCTGCTATTATTGGTATGTTTAGTAAAGATGGTACTAATGGTACCGATGCTTATACAGTATTACTTACTAATGAAAATCACACATTTATATTAGGAACAGTAGGTACTACTGCTGGTTCTATTGTAGCTTATAAAGGTACAGAAAGAATAAGTACTAGTGTAGGTACAATTATAAACACTGATTCTAGTAATATTACCTTTACTGTAAATGATAATAATACGAATCATGCTACATATACAGTTACTACAACTGCTAATTTAACTTCTGGTGGTACTATTACGGTACCTGTAACTGCAGGTGGTGCAAGTTTTAGTTTAATTTTCTCATATTCAGTAGTTGCTGATGCAGTTATTTATTACTTACAGTCTGATGCAGATGTAATTAACGTTAATCAGACTGGTGGCTTCTTACCTAATATATTTACTTTAAATGGTTTTAAACAAGTAGGTAATGATTCACCTACTGATTATTATGGTAGATTTGAAGTAGATTCAACTACTGATTTTATAAATTGGCAATATTTTGCTGGCCAATCATTAGATACTAAATCATTACAAGTATCTTTACAGGCTTTAGATGATTCAGTTGTAGCTTTAAGATGTAGATTATATGAATCATTAACACCTATACCTGCTTCTTCTAGTGCAATTCCATTAGATACTCAGACTATATTATTTGTTCATGATGGTAAGGATTCATATAATATTAGTTTTAGTAATGATAATTTATCATTTGCAGGTACTTCTTCTGCAGCTATACCTACTTCTATTACAACTTATATTAACGCATATAGAGGTACAACTAGAGTAGCTGCTGAGATATTACCAACAGGCTATCAAGTTATTGATTTGCCTACAGGTATGACTATTACCCCTCATAATGAAGATTATTCTTCAGAATACCCTGCACCTACAATTACTGTAACTGTTACTAGTAGTCTTACAACTCAGTCTGGTACAGTTTATATCCCAGTAAAAGTAGATAATCAAATATTTGATATACCATTAACTTATAATGTTAACTTTAGAGGTGCAGATGGTGAATCACCTACTACTTATTCTGTAGTACCTAGTTATAACTATATTTTAATAGATAATAACAATAATATTTTACCTAGTGATACTGTACACTTTGCTGCTTATACTCAGACAGGTACTACTAAATCTAGTTATCCTGTTATTTTTAAGTTATATACAAAGCCTTTATATACTGGTGATGTGCCAGAAAACTATAATGAATATGAATGGATAAACCCTTCAGGTCAGATTAGAATAACTGGTATTAAAACTACTCAGAATACTAAAATTGAAAGTAAATGGTATAGAACTTCAAGTACTGCTCAGTATATTTATTACTCAGATAGTAACTCCAGTGGTAGTACAAATACAACTGCTTACCTTTCTTCTAGTGGTGGTAACTGGAGATTTGGTAATAAAACTATTTCATGGAGCCCAGCAATTTCTACAATAATTACATCTATTCAAAGTAAAGATGGTATTACTTCTAATGGCGTTCTTGTAGATACTTACAGTACAATTAGTAACTTTACTTCTACAGACGACTTAAAAATTGCAGCATCTGGTGCAGGTAATGTTAGATACTATTATTTAAAAATGTGGGAAGGTCAGACTTTAGTTGCTGACTTAGTACCTGTTGAAAGAAAGTCAGATAATGTATTTGGCTTCTATAATAAAGTTAATGGTGATTTCTATTATACTCCAGGTTTAACAGTTACTCATGGAGATTTAATACCTTCTAGCGAATCAAGTGAATTAGAAGAAGGTTGGTTGAATGTATATACAAGTGCTTCTAATGAAGAAGATTGTAGTTATTTAATTGACCATAGAAATATTTCTGGTATTAAAGCTGAAATTTATAGAAATAATACTTTATTAGATTCTGAAGCCATTCCAGTAATTATCCAACCTTCAGATGGTTCTGATGGTGTTGGTATTAATAGCGTAAGTATTATGTACGCAGTAGTAGAGGATTTAAGTCAAATTGAATCATCACAAACAGAATGGTCACCAGATATGCCTACAGAAATAGCTGAAGGTTGATATTTAGTTACTAGAACTATAACTGACTATACAGACCCTTCAATGCCTGATACTATTAATTATACTTATTCACGTCAAGGAGTTGATGGTGAAGATGGTTATGACGGTTCATCTGTTACTGTTACTGCTATTGAATATCAAGAAGGTACTTCAGCTACTACACCACCTACAGGTACTTGGAGTTCAAACCCAGTTCAAGTAAGCCCTGGTAATTATTTATGGACAAGAACTACTATTGAAGAAGGTATTGGTTCAGCTACAACTACTAGATATATGTATAGTGTGGCTTACCGGGGTACTAATGGTACAAATGGTACTAATGGTCAGAGTGTATTTATTAGATATAGTAATAATGCTTCAGGTAATCCTATGTTACAAGAAGGTCAAACTGGTAAATATATTGGTATATGTGTTAATGATACAGCACCTACTAGTTATACTGGGTATGATTGGACTCAGTTAGAAGGTATTGATGGTACTACACCTGTAGTATCTGGTACTTCTACTGAATATGCTCAGACAGAAACTAACTCCAGACCTAACCCAGAAAGTTCAGCATGGCAAGACTTTATGCCTGACCCTATTCCTAACTATTATATGTGGGTAAAATTAACTGTTAATTTTGTCCCTAGTGGTAGTTATACTACTTATACAGTATCAAAGAATGGTAATAATGGTAAAGGTATTACTGGAGTAACAGAATATTATTTAGCTACTACAGATACTAATTTACCTCAAGACCCAGATTGGGAAACATCTATTACAGCTACTGGGTTTAATGAAACTAATAAGTATTTATGGAATTATGAAGAAATTTCTTATACTGTTGGTAATCCTACAAGTACTTTACCAGCAATCATTGCTGTTTGGAGTAAAGATGGTAAAGGTATTACTGATATTCAGGATTGGTATTTAGCTACCAATGAAACTAATGTAAATAATCTTCCTCCTAAAGACCGGAGTCCTTGGACAACTACAGTACAGACAGTAAGTCAATCTCGGAAGTATTTATGGAATTACGAAAAGATTACTTATACAGAAGGTAGCCCTACTTCAACTACCCCAGTTATTATAGGTAACTGGTCAAAAGATGGCGAAGATGGTAAATCAATTAGTGATATTACTGAATATTATTATGCTTATAGTTCAAGTACTACTTTACCTGATAACCCTAATTGGCAAACTTCTATTCGGGATTTAAACCCACCATTTAGTGAAACAAATAAATATCTGTGGAATTATGAAAGAATAGATTTTGAATCACCTTATCCTGATACTACTACAACTCCTCAAGTTATAAGTGTTTATGGTCGGACAGGTAGAGGTATTGCTTCAATTACAGAATATTATTTAGCATCTAATTTATCTTCAGGTATTACTGTTGATAGTAGTGAGTGGGGTACTAATATACCTACTCTTGATAAAAATCATTTATACCTCTGGAATTATGAATTAATTACTTATACTGATAATACAACTTCTCATAGTGACCCAGCTATTATTAGTAGATTCTCAACAAGTGGTTCCCACATGTGAACTTCTAGTGCAGCACCTACTGGCCAAAATAATACATTTAATATTAGTGATTTAACAGGTGATACTGGGGCTGTATTACAAGTTGGAGATATTGTTTTCTATGGTACTGATAGATATACTGTAACTTCAATAGGTAGTACTACAGTTAATTGTGGTTTAGTAGAATCACTTGAAGGTCCTGCTGGTTATAGTAATGCTACCATATACTTATATAAGAGAGGAGCAACTGCTCCTGCTACACCTACTGGTACTTTTACTTATACGTTTAGTACTGGGTCTTTAGAAGGCAAAACTGGTACTAATCCAGATTTAAAGGGTTGGGTTAGAACACCTAATGCTGCTCCAGCTGATTCAGAAAATAACCCATTATGGGTTACACTAGCTTCAGCTAGTTCTAATTATGATGCTGATGATATTCTTCAAAGTGAGTGGCAAAACCCAATTCAATTAGAAGGTATTAATGGTGTTGATGGTACTGATGGCGTATCTGTTATTGGAGTTAATGAATATTACCAAGTTACTACAACTAGTACTCCTGTTCCATCTACAGAAAACTTCCCTAGTGGTTGGTCACCAAGTTTATCAGGATTAACCTTTGACCAGGACCATCCTTATTTATGGAATGTTGAAACTACTTCATATTCAAATAGTACTACAAGTCAACCTACAACTCCAGTTATCATTGGTACTTGAGGTCAAGATGGTGCTCCGGGTTCTGATGGTAATGATGGAGCAGATGGTGTAGGAATTGAATGAATTAAAGAATACTATCAGGTAACTAGTAGTGACAGTATAGTTCCTAGTAATTCTGGTTTACCTGATACTTTAGGAAGTTGGATAGAAGTGCCTGGAACTGGTTCTACACCTACTCGAGTACCAACGACTTCTTCAACTGATAGATATTTATGGAATTGTGAAGTATTACATTGAACTAATGATACTAATACAATAACTTCTCCAGCTATTGTTGGTGTACATAGTGAAGATACTATAGTATATAGTTTAGTAGTTAGTGATGATGCTATCATTAGGAATACTAATGTTAGTTCTAATAGATTAACACCTTCTACTCTTACTGTTACTGCAACTAAGCAAATTGGTGCTGCTGCTCCACAATCATATACTGGTGGAACAATTACTTTAACTGCTTACACCGCTGGAGGCTCTATTTCAACTTTCTCTTCTGGAAGTACTATTCCTGATAAAATAAATAATAATGATGTAGTTAAAATTAAGGCTACATTAACTGTTAGTGGTACCGAAGTTGATTCACAAACTATCCCGGTTATTAATTCAGGTACAAATGGTCAAAATGCTGCACCTGTTTATACTGTATGGTTAAGTAATGAAAATCATACTTTCCCAGCAGATAAAGATGGACACCCTATTTCAGGTTCTAATTCAACTACTTCTACAATTTATGTTTATAAAGATGGTGTACGGGTAAGTGCTTCTAACATAAGTATTACTAGTGGTACTGGTACTTCTAGTGGTTTAACAATTACTAGAACTTCAGGAACAAATAATTTAAATATTTCAGTAGATAATGATGCTTCATTAAATGGTTCTAGAACTATTACTATCAGAACTGATTCAATAGATTTCCCTGTAACATTCTCCTATTCTTTGGCAGTAACTGGTGCTACTGGAGAACAAGGGCCACCAGGTTTAGCTGGTTATAATCAAGCTACTATTTATTTATACCAGAGAATGAGCTTGCAAAGCGGTGTTCCTTCTAGACCAAGTCATACTGTTTATTATAAATTTTCTGATGGTGAATTATATGCTAATTCAGATGGTACTGGAGAACCTAACTTAGATGGTTGGTCAAGAGAAATACCTTCTGGTAATTACCCTTGTTACGTAACTTCAGTAAGTGTAGTAAGTAGAGAGGGTATTACTCCAATTGCAGTTACTTCTTCTCCAGCAGTTAATCCTTGGTCAGAAGTAGTTAAATTAGTTCAAGATGGTCAAGATGGTAATGCAGGTAATAAAGTGGCTGTAGTAAATGCTTATCAAAGAGCTGCTACTGCTCCTACTACTCCACCAGATTTAGCTGTTTATACTTTCTTAACAAATGGATTAGCTGCTAAGAATCAAGGGGGTAGCTTACATGGTTGGTCTACTACAATGCCAGCCGATGATGGAAGCAATAATCCTGTTTGGCTAATTTCAGCTGCAGCAAGTTCTGCTGGTACTACAGATGATATTGAATCAACAGAATGGCAGCCAAGAAATGGCAATAACGTAGCTCCTATTAAATATGTACAAAGTGGTACTAATGGTGTTTCAGTTACAGAAGTACATGAATATTATTATGCTTCAACTAGTACAACAGACCCAGGTTCTCAGACAGAGTGGGAAGATGATATACAATCAACTGGCTTTGGTGAAACTAATAAATATCTTTGGAATTATGAAGAAACAATCTTTAGTGACCCTTCTTATAATTCTTCTACTTCTCCAGCAATTATAGCTGTATGGAGTAAAGATGGTGCAGCTGGTAAAGGAATTTCTGCTATAAAGGAATATTATCAAGCTAATAATTCATCTTCACCACCAACTAAACCTACTGAAAGTAGTACTACTGGTTGGACAGAAGTTCCAGGTACAGGCCCTAATCCTAATCCAGTTCCAACTACAGATGCTAGTAATAAATATCTCTGGAACTGTGAGATGATTATTTGAACAGAAGGTGCAGCTACAATTACAGAGCCTGCCCTAATTGGTATGTATACTTCTGATGCAGTAAGTTATAGTGTAGTCCCTAGCGATGATGCCATTATTAGAAATACTAATAACAGTAATTCATTATCTCCTAATTATATAACAGTATCTGCCCTAAAACATATTGGCACTACAACACAGTCATATACTGATGGAACAATTACTGTTTCTTATCAGGTATCAGGAAGTTCAACTTGGACAACAATAACTAAATCAAATAATAGATATACTATTCCTTCAAGTGTTTATGGTACTATCCAGAGATTAAAAGCTACCTTATCTATTAGCGGGGTTGAAGTAGATTCACAGACAATTCCAGTAATAAATACAGGTACTGATGCTACACCTACTTATACAGCATTCTTAAATAATGAAAATCAGACTTTCTCTTCTGACTATCAGGGTTATATTTCTGCAGAGTTTAGTGTTGATTCTGTAATTTATATTTATAAAGGTTCAACTAGATTAAACGCTTCTAATGTTACTTATACTTGTAGTGATAGAGACCCAAATGGTGGTGATGATAATACTTCAACTTGTCACCCTAAAGGTATGGATATTTCTCGTAGTGATAATACTATTACCTTTGAAGCTTTACAAGGTTATAATTTAGCATCTCAGGGTACAGTTACATGTCATGTAACTGCAACTGATGGTTATCAAGTAGATTTAGTATTCTCTTATTCTAAAGCAATAGGTGGTAACCCAGGTACTGCTGCTATAAATCAAGCTGTTGTAATGTTATATACTAAATCAAGTAACCCAGTAAATTCTAGCTATGTACCTGAAAATATTAAATATACTTTCTCTTCAGGCAGTATGGTTGCACCTCCAACAGGTACTGTAGCAAGATATGGTACTACTTCGAATCCATTCTATAATATTAATTCAGCTGGAACAGCTCCATTCTGATATACTGATATACCAGATGGTGATGATGTATGTTATATTACCTCTGGTGTAGCAATTGCTCAAGCTGCAACTGCTACCGTATCAAGTTGGTCAGAACCTAAAGTATTTATTAAAAATGGAGTTGATGCTGACCCTGTTTATTATGTAACTACAGATAATGATAGTCATATATTCCCATCATTAGACGGTAAGGCTTATAGTGGTAGTGATTATTCAACAACTATAAATGTTAAAGCTTGGTCTGGCAGTACACAAGTTGCTTTCTCATCATTTAGTGTAACAAGTACTACTGGTAGTACTAATTCAAGTACTTTAGTTTGGAGTGCTACTGATGGGGCTGATGGTAAAACAAAAATTCTTACTGTTACTCCAGGTACTAATTTAACTACTAATTCTGGTACATTTACTATAACTGGTACTCCTAGTGGTAGTAGTGAATCATTTACTAAAACATTTAGTTGGTCTCTTGGTTTAGTAGGTACTACTAGTTATTGGTTAACAAGTTCAGTAAATGCATTTACTAGAAATATTAATAATAGTGCTAATTCTACAGCAAGAACTTTATCTCCTACTTCTGTAACCTTTAATTCTTATTCAAAAGTTGCAGGTGGTACATCATCGGCATATCGGGGAAGATTTAAATTAGAGAAAAAGAGTAATACCGGTGCTTGAACTTCAATAACTACTAATAATAATTCTGAGTGAACTTATACTTCAATTAATGCTAATGGTAGAAGATTTTCTCCAAGTAATGTAACACTTTTGAGTAATTCAACTACTACTACAGGTACAGGGGTAACACTCGATTTAAATATTACTAAAGATGGTGCTACTTCATCTACAGTAACATTACCGGCTGGGCAATATTATTTAAGTATTCCAGTAACAATGACTACTAGTGCAGCTGCAACTGTTGCTTCAGCTCGGGTAGCAGTTTATTCTGGAAGTACTAGATTATATACAGGAACTGCACAGTCTAAATCAACTACTGCAACCTTAGAAACAAAAACTGTAACTTTAATTTTTACATTAGCAGCACAAACTAGCAATATTAGTTTTAAAATTTATTATACTTTACAAGCAGCAGGTGCTATATCAGTTACTAGTAATACATATTTACAGGATGAAACAACACAATTTAGAATAAGTTTATATGAAGCTGGTGGTACTACTAATCTTTTTGACCAACAAATAATTCCTGTTATCAATACTGGCGCTAACGGTACAAATGGTACTAATGGAACAAATGGTATAAGTGCTGGAATTACTAATCAAAATGAAACATTTATTGATACTATTGGTGAAGATGTTAATTTTAATGCTTCTACTAATACTTCAATAACTGCTTGAGGTTTGAATGGTAATACCGCTACATCTCCAGCAAATGTTTCTGTAACTTATAATGGCACAAATTTATTAAATGCTGATGCATCAGATTTAATTTATGCTAGAGTTGGTACTATTACTACTGCTGGTGCTCCTGCTCCTATAACTATTACTTTTAATACTGGATTCCCTGGAAATACTGGTAGTTCAAATGATATTAATTCTGGTGTTATAACTATTGGATTTACTGTTTCAGGAAAATCATTTAGTTTCCCTTATACTTTCAGCTTAGTATATGAAGGTAAATTCCCTGTTGAATCAATGCCAATTTATATCATGGCATTACACGGATTAAAAGACCCTAATAGTTCTCTCATAGATTGGGTACCAACTAAACCTACTATAAAAATTGTTAATAGTAATAATGCTGGTATAACTTCTGATACTTTCGCTCAGGCTGGTTATAATATTAATGATTATTGGTCAATTAAGAGACAAGAATATGTTCAACCTATTAGAAAATCAGGTACACCTGACCCTGGTTCTGAAGGTTATGTATTTAGTTGAGATTATTATGATTATTATGAATATTGGACTTGTACTCAAACTGAATATAGCGATTCTTCTGTTAAATGGTCTGACCCAGTATTAGACGATGGGTTAAACGGTATACAATTAAGTGTAACAGAAACATCTGTTAATTTAGATGTAGCAGAGGATAAAATAGCTAGTAAAGTAGATTCTACTACTTACGAAAAAGATATTACAAATGGTGAAACAGGTCTTCTCTATAGAACATCACAAGTAGAACAAACAGCTGGAAATATTACTTCATTTGTTGGTGCTTATTATGATAATTATGATAAAGATGACCCTGAAGCTAAAAACTTAGCCAGTTTATTTGCACAAACAGAAGAAGATGTTACCTTAGCATTTAAACAATATGTAGATAATGGCCCAGGTGATGATGGTGACCCTAATAATAATAGTTCAAAAACTATTGGTGGTACCATTAAACTAGATTTATATACACCTACTTCAGGTACTCGGTATACAAGAATAACTCTTGGTTCGAGTACTAATAGTATGAAAGGTGTATTTACTAATAGGTCATTGGAATTTATTGATACAAGTATTAATACTGGCCAACAAAACCCATCTGGTATATCTGGTTCTAAAGTTGCTTGGATAGATTCAGATGACGGAGGTACTTTAGGTGCTGCAAACCTTAGTATAGGTAACCCTAATGACTCTCAAATTGGAGAAAGATGAAATATAAAAACAAGGTTAAATGGTACTCATTTAACATTCACTAGACACAGTAGTTAAGGAGGAAATATTTAATGGCACTAAAAACTGTTACAATACCTTCATCAGGGAATATTTATGGTAGTAATGGTCACCATGAATTTAAATTAGTAGTAACTGAAGAAAGTACCGATACTAATACTAATAAATCTACTATGTCGTATACTTTTAGTATTAAGGAAAAGTCGGGTCATAGTGGTTATGTATGGAATGGTTGGGGTACCAGTATTTCTTATTCAGTAGTTATTGGTGATAAAACTTTTACTGGTTATATACCTAATTATACAGCAGATAGTTCTAGTACGTGAACAACAATTTCTTCTTCAAGTAGTGGTTTTACTATTGACCACTCAACTGATGGTACTAAAACTATTTCAATTAGTTTTAGTGTATCAGATACTACTGGTAAATCTTATACTTGTGGTACTGCTTCTGGTTCATTAAGTTCTTGAGCATTAACTACTATTCCTAGAGCAAGTACTTTATCACTTTCAGCTTCTTATATTTTAATAAATAGTTCAAATTATTCTAGTGGTAATTTAATTTGTACTGTAACGAATCTTACTGGTAAATATACATCATTAACTTGAAGAGTATCTGGTGTAAAACCAGATGGTTATTCAGCTACCAGCGCTTGACAAACTCCTTCTACTCAACCTGGTACAAATTCATCTAAAACAATTAATATTTCTTTCGAATCGATTCTAAAGGCTGAGAAAAATATTATTTCAAACTGTATAGTAGAAGTTTTAGTTACAACATATTCTGGTACTACTGCTACGGGTGACCCAATAGGTACAAATACTTCAACTTGTAATTATGATATAACTGCTTCTTCAATGAAGCCAAATGTATCATTTAATACTACTGGTGATATTGCTTACGTTTTAACAACAAATTACCGTGTTACTGGTTCTGGTGCTATTACTGTACCTGTCTGTGGTTATTGTACACTAAAACCTTATGGGTGGACTACTAGTGGGTGAAATAGTTGTACTACAGTTACTAAGTTAACTGTTTCAACTACTTCTCCTACTAATTACCCAGCAGCTACAGTTACTAATTTTAATGTTACAACACGGTCTGGCGCTTTAAATAATTCTTATACCAACAATGGTAGTACTGTATATGGTATAATTTCACCAGTAACTACTACATATCGGGATAGTTATGTTTTAACTATTGTTTTAACAGTTACAGATTCTAGAGGCACAACTAATAGTGCTACTACTACAGTAACAGTATATAGTTATACCCCACCTACTTTATCATTACAAGCTAAAAGAGCAACTATTAATACTAATACTAATGAAGTTACAGAAGATGCAGCAGGTAACTACATTATTGTAAAATATTTTTCTATTTTGGGTAGTAGTTTAAATAGTAATAATGCTGTAACTAATACTTGTACATGTACTATAGGTAACAGTACAACTACCTTACCTTCTGGAGATACTGCTAGTTCTGGGTGAACTCCAATTTCTTGGCAGAGTGCTAGGTGATATTATCACATTTTAGATAGTACTAGTTCTGCAACTGTAACTTTATCAACCGTAGATAAAATAATATCAACTGCAGTTACTACCAAGGCTTATATATCAGTAGCTAAATATCCGCTTGATTTATATGATAATGGAGCTGGAACTGTTGGTGTTGGGTTAGGCACTTTAGCCGAATCTAAATTTGTAAAATCTGCACTGCCAATAAAGACATCTTTTAAAGATAGTATAGCAATGGGTAGTTATCAAGCAACATCAAATACTGTATCTGATTTATGTAATGAATTAAGGTACTCTAGTGGTTGTAGTGGTTCTGCAAATATTACTACTCGGTTAACATATAGCAGTAAAGTTGTTATAAATACTGGGTGATATAATTTTATATATTCTCCTCATAGATTTGGTGGTTTAAGTGGAGAACCAGCTTCCTCTGATAGCGATAATTATAAATATGGTACTCTTATTTTAACAGGAATGAATAATAGTAATGGTTCTTTTGTGATAAGAATACAAGATGCTTCTCCTTATTATCAAAGAATAACTAAAATTTATACTACAGATTGGACTCCAGCTAATGATACAACTAATTTAATAAATTTAATATACCCAGTAGGTTCTATTTATATTTCAACAAGTTCTACTAACCCAGGAACTACCTTTGGAGTTGGTACTTGGGTAGCATTTGGCCAAGGTAGAGTTTTAGTTGGTGTAGGTACTGGTACAGATTCAAATAGTGTATCACAATCCTTTAGTGCTGAAGGTACTGGTGGTGAATATACTCATCAGTTAACAACTACAGAGATGCCATCTCATACCCATACTATTGAAGATTCAACAGGTCAAGCTAAATCAGAAGCTTATAATGGTTCTGGTGCAAGGTCTTGGGAATTGTTAGATATTGGTAATTCTGGTGGTACAAATAGAGCTTTAAGAGCTAAGGCTACTGGTGGTGATGGATATCATAATAACGTACAGCCATATATAGCTGTTTATATGTGGAAACGTACAGCTTAATAATAAAAGGAAGTGAGTAGTCTTTGTCTAACATTTCATTAGAAAATCTTTCTGAACAGGAAAGAGCAGCAGTAAATAAAATATTAAAAGAACTCTCAGCTGGTGGGAGTTCTTTGCGGTTGAATTCTCTTCTTTATGCTGACTATAAAGAAATACCTGTAGATATAATAACTTTTATAGAAGATGATAAATATTTAGGGTATGCCTGAAAAGATAATGAAGGTAATTCAAAACTTTATCCTTATTGGGCAAATGTATTAAAACAAATCTTCCCTGACCCTTTTACTACCTCAGTTAATAACTTAATTGAATCGGGTGCTCGTGGTCTTGGTAAATCAGAAATAGCCGTAACTGTAGCAGCATATCTTATGTATAGAGTTATGTGCCTTAAAAACCCTATTGACTATTATGGCTTAAAACCTACTGAAAAGATTTGTTTTGCCTTTATGAATATCACTAAAGACTTAGCAGAAGATATTGCTAATAGTAAATTCCAAAATACTATTAAATTATCACCTTGGTTTATGAATAGAGGTTCTATGGTAGGTAGAGAAAATATTCTATGAGTACCACCTGACTATATTCAGATAATTATTGGCTCGCAGGCTAGTCATGTACTAGGTCTACCTATCTTCTTTGCTTTCTTTGATGAAATTTCATTTATTAGAAATCAGGACATAGATAAACAAAAGGCAAAAGCTATTGATATGATAGATACTGCGATAGGTGGTATGAAAACAAGATTTATTAATAGAGGTAAATCACCAACATTATTAATCTTGGCTTCTTCAAAGAGAAGTGAAAAATCTTTCTTGGAAGTTCATATGAAAAAGAAACTTGAATCTGAGAAAGAAAACGTAATTATAGTAGATGAACCTGTATGGAATATTAAACCTGCTAGTACTTATTCAGGAAAGAAATTTAAAGTTGCTCTTGGCAATAAATTCTTAATGTCACAGATTATTCCTGATGGTGATAATATTGATATATGAAGAGATAAAGGTTATACTATTATAGATGTACCAGTAGAATTTAGAGCTGATTTCATGGATGATATAGAGAGGGCACTCTGCGACTTTGCTGGTATTTCATCTTCTGAAATCACTAAGTATATTTCTGGTGCTGCTGTATCTGAAATTAAAAATGAAACTATGGTTAACCCGTTCACTAAAGATATTATTGAAATAGGTAATGCCCCAGATGATAAATTACAGTACTATGATTTATTTGATATATCAAAGGTACCTCAAGAATTAAAATCTAAACCTTTATTTATTCACTTAGATATGTCTGTATCTGGAGACATGACTGGTATTGCTGGGGTATGAATTACTGGTAAAAAGCCAGCTACTGAAGGGGTAAATCAGGCAAATGACTTATCTTTCAGATTAGCCTTTTCTGTTTCAGTAAAAGCACCTAAGGGTTACCAAGTATCTTTTGAAAAGAATAAGAACTTCATTTACTGATTAAAAGAGAGAGGGTTTAAAATAGCCGGAGTTAGTTCTGACTCGTTCCAGTCTGTTGAAACTGGCCAGGTATTAACTTCAAGAGGTTATAAATACGAAACTATTTCTGTAGACCGTGTTGACCCTCAAACACATATATGTAAACCTTATCAGTATTTCAGAACAACAATTTACGAAAAGAGATTACAGATTTATAACTCAACTACTTTAATAGATGAAATTATAAATCTTGAGAGAAATATTAACACAGGTAAGGTCGACCACCCAGATGGGTTTAGAAAAGACGTATGCGACGCGGTATGTGGAGCTATCTGGAATGCTTCACAACATGCAGAAGAATTTGCTTACAATTATGGTGAATCTTTACAAACTGCAGTAGATTTCAATGAATCCTTTAATACTACCGACATAATTAAGGATTTTGAAGAAAGTTTAAAAAAGAGGCCAGAAAATGTAGCTAAATATATTGATTTTGGTTTTGGCCCAGCTCAAGAAATATTTGGGTCAAATGACGGAGTAATAATGTGGTAGGAGGAAATATATGCCTGATAACGAAAAAACCGCTTTTTCAAATATAGATTATAATAACGTTACCGTATCAAAACCGTTACCAGATAAATTAAATTCAATTGATACTGATGGTATTTTATTCGATAATATCATCACAGCATCAAGTGAGCACGACTTAAATGTTCCTGCTATCAATTCATTTAATAGTGTTTCAAGAACTAGAGATAATATTTATGATATGATAGATACCATGGCTCAGGATGCTACTATTTCTGCAGTACTTGATATTTATGCTGCTGATGCTTGTGAACCTAATGACCAAGGTCAGATTGTATGGGTAGCAGCAGAAGATGAGAAAGTTGCTAAGGAAGTAGAACATTTACTTGACGCTATGAGAGTAGATAAGAATGCTTTTGGTTGGGTTTATTCTTTAATTAAGTATGGTGATTTATATTTAAGACTTTATAGAGAGTCAGAATATAACGACCCTATTTTTGATACAAAGAAGATTAATGCTAAAGAACAATTAAATGAAAATGTAATTGTTAAAGCTTATTCTAAAAATGACCGTTATGCAGAATACATGGAAATTAATAAGAACCCTGCAGAAGTTTTTGAACTTACTCGTTTTGGTAAAACAGTAGGTTATATTAAAACTCATATTCATAAGGTGGACCCAGATGATACTTTAGGAGCTGCTTTTAGTCAATTCAATTATACTTATAATTTTGACTTAAATGATGTAGATGTATTCAGTGCTACAGAATTTGTCCATGCTTGTCTTGAAGATAATTCAGGTAGAACTACAGAAGAAGTAAATATTACTTCTGATGATACTAACGTTACTGCTACTTATTCAGTAAGAAGAGGCCAGTCATTACTCTATGATGCTTTTAAGACTTGGAGAGAATTAACCTTATTGGAAGATGCTGTACTCTTAAATAGAATCACAAAGTCTGCCTTAGTAAGAATTGTTTCTGTAAACGTAGGTGATATGGAAAAATCTGATGTTCGAACCTTATTACAGAGAATTAAGCAGATGATTGAGACTAAGGCTGCAATTAATGTTGGTAAATCTATTACAGATTATACTAATCCAAGTGCAGTTGAAAATACTATTTATGTTCCAGTACATGGTGAAACTGGTGCTATTTCTACTCAGAATTTAGGTGGAGATGTAAACGTTGGAGATTTAGTTGACCTTGACTATTGGAAGAACAAATTAACTGGTTCATTATCTATTCCTAAGCAGTACTTAGGTGATACAGATGATTCAACTGGCTTCAATGGTGGTACTTCATTATCGCTTATTTCAAGCAGATATGCAAAGACAGTTAAGAGAATTCAGAATGCTTTCATTCAGGCCATTACTGATGCTATTAACTTATTACTCTTCGATAGAGGTTTAACTGAATATATTAATAAGTTTACTATTAAGATGCAGCAACCTACAACTCAAGAAGAGAAAGATAGAAAAGAAAATATGGCCAATACTATCAATACAATTCAGACTATTATGGGTTTATTGGATTTAGTTGAGGACCCTGTCTTAAAGTTAACTATTCTTAAATCATTATTATCTGACGCTATCTCCGACACCACTGTTATTCAGGCTATTCAGGACCAAATAGATATGATTGAAGCTAGCAATGAAGAAAATGAAGAAACTGCAGAAAATGAGTTCGCAGAAGATGAATTAGGAGACCTTGATTTAGGTGGAGGTGGAGGAGACTTCGGTGGTGGAGATTTTGATTTAGGTACACCTGAAGAAGAAGGTTCAGCCCCAACTTCAGCTGAATTCGAAGTACCTGAGGCTCCAGCTGAAGGATTTGAAACAAATAATGGTGGGTCAGAAATCTTAAATGAAGATAATGACCTTCCATCATTCTATGATATGGGTATTTCTTACGACGAGGTAAGATAAAAATATAAATACTAAGTTGATTATATCAAATAGGAGGTTTTATGGCTTTACAAAAGTCAGATGTTGTTTTATTACTTACAGAATTACAAAATAGAGGCATTGATGTAGATAAAGAGATTTCTTTAACTATAACATCTCAATATATTCCAGTCGAGGCTTTAAAGGTTATTAATGATAATAGAAACCTTGACTTATTAAAGTTCTATGAAAAATTAAGAAACTCTTATAATAAGAAAAGAAGTAAAATGTACATTAATATTATGAAGAGCGATGAACATATAATTACAGATGCTAAAACTATATTAACTACATTAACAGCCCTATTAAATCAAATATTACAGTTTGAAACTGATGATAGACCTATGTTTTTAAGAGCTGCAAGAGCAGATGAAATTACAGAGGTCTTACGAATTTATTTTAAATCATTTAATATTGAACCTGCTTATAAACTTTTATCGTTAATTAAAGCAGATATTAAGTGTTTAGAATCAATTAGATAGAAAATGTAAAATTTTCCTAGTTATCTGTGCTAAATTATATATAAAATAAACGAATCTTTAATAAGGAGATGAGTAAATGATTAAGAATGAGGATTTCCAGTATAAAACCGTTAAAGATAATCCAGCCGTTTTAGGTACTTTAGAAGGACCAGTGGCTGATATTACTAATGGTACTAGAAATGGTAGAAAATATTCTGAAGAACTTTGGCAAAAGGCTTTTGAGAATGATATTGTTAAAGAGCAATTTGCTTCAGGTGGTTTACTCGGTGAATTAAATCACCCAGTAGATAGAGAAGAAACAGATTTAGAAAAAGTAGCTATTTGTATGCCTGCTCCACCTACCAAGAAAGATGGAAAGCTTTGGGCTAAATTACATATTCTTGATACTCCTTGTGGAAGAATTTTAAAGACTTTATGTGATTATGGTTATAAGATTGGTATTTCATCTAGAGGTACAGGCGACGTATATGATGATGTAGATGGTGAAAGAGTTGACCCAGATACATATCAATTAAATGCTTTCGATGCAGTTATTATCCCTGCAGTTAAGGAAGCCAGACTTGAAATGGTTACAGAATCTTTACAGCCTAAGAAATCTTTAAAGATGGCTCTTACTGAGTCTCTTGAAAAGGCTACTGAATCTGATAGAAAGATTATGGAAGAAACATTAGCAAGTCTTAAGTTAGATGAAGGTTTTAACCCTCGCATGAAGTTATGGGCAACTATTGATGAGTGTATTGATGAATTAACAAGACAAGCCAATGGTGACCCAGACCCAGATGATATTGGTGATTTCTTACAAGGCGCAATTAGTCATTGTAGAGAACTCGCTGATTCATATAGTGTATTAGTAGAAGAAATGGAATGTGACAGCGAAGGCTGTACAGATACAGAGAAGGAAGAAGAAGCTCCTGCTGAAGAAGTTGGCAATGCCAAGCCAGAGGAAGACAAAGAAGACAATGAAACACTTGTTGCTGAGTTTAAAGAAGCTTTAATGAATTCTCAAAGATTAGAAAAAGATAATTTATCCCTTCAGGAGCAATTATCAGTTTGCAATGCAAAAGAGAAGAGTTTAGAAGAAGAATTGGCTAAGTATAAAAAGGCCATAATTAGTTTAAGTGATAAGGCTAAAACTATTAAACCTTTACAGGAAAAGTTAGATAACGCCTTAAATGAGAACTTAACTAAGGATAAAGCTATCAAATCTAATGCCTGTAAATTACAGTTATTAACTCGGCGTAAGACTCGGTTGAGTGAGCAGCTTAAAGAATCTAAGAGTAAAGCTGATGATTTACAAACTCAGATTAATTCATTAAATGAGGAACTTAAGAAAAATAAGACTCAATTATCTAATACTGTTAACACAGCTAATAGATATAAGAAAGAATTAACAGAGGCTAAAAAAGAGTTAGTTAGTGCCAAGGCTACTGCTTATGGTATTTCAGAGAAAACATTAACTCAAAAACTTGGTGAATCATACAAGTTAAAAGAAATTGATTCGATTTGCGAAGATTTAAGAAATTATAAGTCACAGGTTAATAAATTACCATTTAGAGTATCTTCAGATACAAAGATGAGTATTACTCCTGCTCAGAACATTACGAAGAAGGGTGCACCTGATGACGATATTAGTTCTTTACTTCAGCTATTACAATAAGAAAGAGAGACTTAAAAAACAATGGCAACTTTATTAGAAAATTATAAAGGTCGTTTATCCATTGCTGAAAAATATTATGCACAGCAAAATGCTGGTAAGAAGTTAAGCAACGCTAAGAAATTAGTCACAGCAATGTGTATCGACAACACAGCTCGTTTCATCAATGAGCGGTTCGCTAACTCTGTAGGAACACAGAGAGCAGATTTAGGCAATTAAATTATAGTGCGTTTATAAAGTAATTTATAAATAAAGTTTACTAAAGTTGTTTGGTGTGATATAATAATATTGTGGGACAGCAGGTTGCAAACTGTTTCTAATCCCTACACAGATTAGATTACCACTTTTTATACATTAACTTAGTGTAGGAGGTTAATAAATGTATGGTTATATCTATAAGACTACGTGTTTAGAAAATAATTTAATTTACGTAGGTCAAAAGAAATCATCTAAATATTTAGGTCAAAAATATTTAGGTAGCGGAAAAATTCTTAAACAAGCCATTAAAAAATATGGTAGAGAAAAATTTAAAGTAGAATTATTAGAAGAATGTAATACTTTTGAAGAATTAAATCGAAGAGAAATTTATTGGATAGAAAAATTTAAAAGTACAGAAAAAGAAATAGGTTATAATATTACTACTGGTGGGCAAGGAACATCTGGAGTTGACCCTGGTTATCATCAAGGTATGAAAGGTAAACACCAGTCAGAATACCAAAAACAAAGAGCAAGAGAATCAATAGATAAAGTAAAGAAAACTTTAAATACCCCTGAAATTAAATTAAAGTTGTCTAATTCTGCTAAGAAAAGGACAAAAAATAGAATTACTAATGGTGGTTATATTGGTATCAATAAAGATAATAAATATATTATGGTACCTAAAGATGAACTTGAGAAATATTTAAACGATGGTTATTCACTAGGTGGTATGCCAAAAAGTGAAAAAACTAAAATTGAAACTAAAAAGAGGTATTCTGAAGGTAGTTATATCCATAAAGAAGATAAAGTAAAATTTGTTAATAATTCACTTTTAGAAAATTATTTCGCTGATGGTTGGGAATTAGGTAAAAAGCCTAAAGACCAATATAAATCGATTCACCATAAATATTTTTAGTAAATGAAACACCCGGTGAATTCATGGGAAGTCCTAATTAGATTAAGCAGATATAATTAGGAAAATCATGAGCCAAGCTTAACCTTTCATTATCCGCCATTATAATGAATTAAAAAGGTTTTGAAGGTGCAACGACTATCGAAAGTATAACCAAAGAGAAATACTTTGGCGAATAAATGAGTAGAGTACACTTGATAAAAGTGGAAGTGCCGTGGTAACCTATTAGGGCTGATGCTTAATAGGTTAATGATATAGTCTGAACTATATGGTAACATATAGATTAACAAATTTGATTCAAACAGTTCTGCTTAGATATTACTACATTAACAGTTCCTAACTTAATCGTTAACGACTTATTCATGGTCGTACCAATGAGTTCATTCACTGGTTATTTAACTTATATGCGTTATGCATTAGGCACACCTAAGGGTGGAGCTGGTGGCGAAAAGGAAGCTGACCCATTCCAGAACGCTATGTCAGTATATGGCGGAGACAATTGGAATGCTAACAATGTCATCAATGACCCATTCACTGGTTTAGGTGTTATGGATAAGCCAAGAGCTGCTTACACTGGCGAAAGAGTTGTTGAAACTGTCGCAGAAGGTGAAGGCCCATCTTGGACTCCAGTTGTTGGCAAGGTAGAATTTAAGGCTACTGATTCTTCTGAAGACTGGACAGAATTAACTCCAGATTCAGAAGGTAAGGTTGCTGCACCTGGTGCTGGCAAGCTCCGTTACGTTTATGACAATCAGTATATTCCTCAGAAGGCTTTACCAACAGTAGTTGGCCGTATGGCTGCAATTTCATTAACAGCTAAGGCTCGCAGAATTGCTGTTTACTACAGCCAGATTGCTGCATTCCAGGCAAAGACTGACTATGGTATGGACTTCGAAAGCCAGATTGCTCAGCAAGCTCAGGCTGAATTACAGTATGAAATTGATGCTGAAGCAGTATTCATGGTTAAGGATGCAGCTGATGCTGCTCCTGCAGAAATGAAGGTACAGTGGGTTGATGAAGAATTAGATACATTAGCTTACAGCTTAAAGGCTGAAGGTTTCGCTCGTAAGATTGAACAGGCTAAGATGGCTATCTATAAGAGAACTGGTAAGTTCATGCCTAACTGGATGTTAGTTGGTCCAGAGGTAATGCCTATCTTAACATTCGTCAAGGATTTCCAGGCTTCAAGCAACACAATCGCTAATGGTCCTTACATGGCTGGTACAGTAGCTGGCTTAAAGGTATTCGTATCTCCAGTTCTTGGTAAGGAATGCATCTTAGGTGTCTTAGGTGCTGATGGCAAGACTGCTACAGGTGTCTATGCTCCTTATATGCCAATCGTTCCTACTCAGTTATTAGGCTTCGCCGATGGCACAATGTCTCAGGGATTCTCAACTTTATATGATATGAAGATTTTAAATGATACTTTAATTTCTGTAATTGAAATCTCTACAGGCAATGACCATGCTGCAGTAGATGTATTTGAAGAAGCTTCAGTCTAATCTAGAGTTTAACAAATACTTTTAAAGAGAGTACTTCGGTACTCTCTTTTTTTAGTTTACCTTTTACGATTTATAATATATAATAATAATGTAAATAAAAAGAGGTAAAGGTTATGACTAAATATTTATTTATATTAAGAGATATTTCACCAAGTGAATTCACAGATGATGAAGAAGAAATGGAAGAAATTGAAGCTCATAATTGCTGTGAATGTGAGATAATTTGTAAATCAGTATATGTTGATGAAGACCCTGAACACAACTACTATGATATTAGATTTGACGATGGCTTTGAACTTTATGGAATTAGTGGTTATCATCTTTTATAGGAGAGGAGAATAAAAATTGTGAAATACGAATTGAGACATAAAAACTTAGAAAATGAAATTTATAAATATGATGATTTAGTTTTATCAACTACATGGGGACCTACTTATACTTTAAATGAATTAAAAAAGCTTAAGACCAAGTTAGAAAATGACCCTGATAATAAAGGTGTGTTCTATATTAAGGAGGTTTAATAATGAAATTAGTTATTAATGTAGATTACGGTGGATTTGGATTATCACCTAAAGCAGAAAAGTTATATAAAGAATATTCTGGAAAAGAAGTTATTAATTATTGGGAACTCGATAGAAAAGATGAAAATCTTATTAGAGTAGTTGAAGAATTAGGTGAAGAAGCTAATGGTACTTATGCTGATTTAGAAATAGTAGAAATTCCTGATGGTGCATTCTATTTTATAGATGAATATGATGGTCTTGAAACTATCACGTATTCAATGACTGAATTATTTAAAGTATGACATGAAAAAGACTAAATATAAACCTCCGCGTAACGAATTTCACTTTTATTTAAAAAGAGTTACGAGGTTTAATATACAGAAAAATAAAAAGAAAATTATTGAAAGAAAAAGAAAATATAAAGAGAATTGGTAGAAATACCAATTTTTTTATTATATTTTTTCAAAAAACTTATGCTAAATTAAATATATGGTTTATAATATGAAAAGATTAAATGAAGCTACAAGAAAAGATTTAATAGCTAAATCAAAAACGGCTGCAAAGACTAAATCCTATGGTACCACAAGGTATGATAGAAGAAATAAGCAGCATGTTTATAATACAGTAACAGCTTTCAATAAAATCGACATGAATGCCTTATTTAAGGGAAACCTTTTATCATTCAAGGTACCAATTCATGGTGAAACTAATAACTATACAGTTGAAGTTCTATTCGAAGGTATTATTGATGATATTAAACACGAAATAAAGGCTAACAAAGATAAACTGGAGTATAAATGTGTTTATCGTGCTATTATTAATTCTATAAATAATCAAGATATTTATGTAAGCTGTACTTGCCCAGATTTTAAATATCGTTTTCGGTACTGAGCTACAAAGAACAGATTTAACTCAGGTACACCTCAAGTTCAATTAGCTGAAATTACTAACCCAGATGATAAGTTGGGAGCTGGCTGTAAACATATTATGGCTATTCTTTCTAACCTAGACTGGGCTATGAAATTGGCTATGACTATAAATAATTATATTATTTATATGAGAGAAAATCAAGAACAGAAATTTGCCAATGCTATTTTCCCAGTTCTGTATGATATGCCTTACGATAAAGCTGTACAGTTAAGCTTATTCGATGATGAAGAAACGCTGGCTAATACTATGGATAACGAGGAAGATGAAGAAATTATAGATAAGGCAAATGAACGTAGTATATATAAACCTGAAGAGAATACCGAAGAAGATAATGTAGTAGATGGAGATTCTCAACTTAAACTTAATTTTAATGGTAATAAACAGCCACAGAAAGGTATGACTTTGAGGAGGTAATTAGATGGAGTTAAATGAATACGTTGAACAAATCAAGTTTTTACTAACAGGTGGAGTTCTCGAAACTGAATTAAGAGATGAAGATTATGAAAAGATAGTTGAATTTGCTCTTCGTGAAGTAAATAGGTATTATGACTCAACTCAGTTAGTCCAAGTTGAAGCTACTGGCTGTATTGACTTAGAGAAATTAGAAAAGGATAAAGGTATTAAAATTAATTCCATTTCTAATATCTATCGTGCTACTGTTGCAGCTACTGGCACAACTGCTACGCAACCTTCTATGGACCCTATGACTGTATCACAATGGCAATTAATGAATGGTACGACTTATGGTCTTACAGAATGGACAAACAGATATGCTACTTATACTTTAACCCAACAGGTCATGAATACTACGACCACTGACCTTGCTTTTAAGGAAGATAAATTAGGAAAGAAATTATATGTTGATTTATCTCAAGGTACTGGGTCTGGTTTAACTATTGAATATGTACCTTTATTGGAAGATGTTAATGAAGTTAAAGGTCATTATTGGATGGATATTTTATTAAGATTGGCTCTTGCCTATACTAAGATTACCTTAGGTAGAATTAGAACTAGGTACACTCAAAGTAATGCTCTCTGGAATCAAGATGGTGAAACGATGTTAACAGAAGGTAATACCGAATTAACTAATCTCAGAGAAAGATTACAAGTACAAACTAATTTAAGTTATCCATTAGATTAGTGAAAATTTTACAATAAAATATTTAGAAAATAATGCTAAATTATATATAAAAATGGAGGAGAATTAATGGAATACGGAAATTATTTTAAAGATGCTTTCCAAAAATTGAGCTTATTAGAGCAAGATTTTGATATTTCTGTTGATGCCGGTAAGACTGATGAATTGGCAACGTTTATTGCTGATGATAGAGAAGCAATTCCTGAAGAGCCAGTCTTCGATACCGCAGCAGAAAATGAAGATGAGCTCCAAGACAATTATGTTGGAAAAGTTATCATCGAATGCGAATGCTGCCATTCCAAATTCTATAAAAAGCCTGAAGATGTTATCGTTGATTCCGAAACTCAGTTGGCTAATGTAGAAGAAGAGTGTCCGTTCTGTAACGCCACTATGGGTTACACTGTTATCGGTAAAATCGAGCCATTTGATGAAAATGAACCTACCGAAGATGAAGTCGAAATTGAAGTAGACGACGAAGTGGTAGAACCTGAGGAAACACCTGAGGAAGAAGAAGTTGAGGGAGAAGAGGAAACTGAAGAAGAAGAGGAAGTACAAGAATCTCTCAGAAACAGAATCATTAGAAAACGTTTAAAAGAAAACGCTTTAAGCGGTGCTATTGGTGGAGCCATTGGTGGTGGATTAACTGGTGGTCCAGCAGGAGCTGCAGCAGGTGCTGTAACTGGCGCAGTTAGTGGTGCTGTAGATGATTTATTTGATGAAGCATTAGCTGATGAAGTATTAGCTGAAACAGATGAAGAAGAGGAAGAAGTAGAAGAATCTCTTCAGAACAGAATTGCTAGAAAAGACTTATTAAAGGAAGCTTGCAAGACTGATGAAGACTGTGAAGGTAAAGAATGCGTTGATGAAGATTGTGATGAATCATTAACTGAAGACTTCAAAGATGTTTCAATTACAACTGATGACCAGCATTTAGAAATGACTTCTGATGATAGTGGTAAGGTTACTGTTACAACTGAACCTTTAGCTGAGGAATCAATTACTGATGAACCTTTAGATGCTGAAGGTGGCCAGGAAGAAATTGTACCATTAAGTGATGAAGATGTAACTGATATTGTAAATCAATCTGAAGAAGCTGAGGCTGAGGAAGCTGAAGATGAAGAAATCGCTACTGAAGATGAATTAGAATTTGAAGAACCTGAAGCTGAAGAAGAAGCAGAAGGTGAGGAAGATGAATTCGATGAATTTGATGAAGAATCTTTCGACCAGATGGGTGAATCTTATATGCGTAAAGTTTATGACAATATTAAGTCATATAAAACAACTTCAGTTAAGGAATCTGCAGATACATTAATCGTTGAAGGTTTAATTACATTTGATTCTGGAAATACTAAGAAGACTGTATATACTTTCTCAAACCCTAAGATGTTAAAGGGAAATAAGGTAGTTCTTGAAGGATTTAATAAGACTTTCTCAAAAACTAAGAAAGCTTTCTCATTAAAGGGAAAAATTGACAATAAAAAGTTTATTACCGAAAGTTTAGGTTATCATTATATTACTAAAAAGTTAAACGAATCAGTAAGAGTTAACGGCCGTGTAAAGAGAATCCTTGTATAAAGGCTGGTGTTCAATATGCCAAATATTGAAGATAGACCTGCATGGTATCAACCTACTGCTGACCTAGAAAATATGCCAACTACTAGGAATAGTTATGGGTTATTATTAAACAATAACGCTAAACTTCATAGGAAATGGTTTAGAGAAATGGTTAAGCTGTTAGGTATTATGGTTATCTATAAACAACCTTCTAAAGATAAACACTACAATATTCATGGTGAGCTTGAATCAAATTATGAAGATAGCATGTTAGTTGGTTGTATATTTGAAGAACATATTAAACAAAACACTGCTAAAAAACTTGGTTGGGATTCTGAATTACAAACTTCTTCATCTCTTATTCATGTACCTTATGATTTACCAGGTTTACAAATTGGTTCTCTATTTATTATTCCTAGTGCTTTTGATAATACCAAAGGTAGATTATTCAGAGTTACTAAAATGAGTGCTGAAATGATTTATCCAGCCAGTATTACTTGTGAATTAGTTCAAGAATACGAAACTACTTTAGCTAAAGCAGATACTGAATTATTTAATAATTCTGATTTCAATTTATTATATGAGGGTTAAGATATGAAAATAATTAAATTAGATGAAAATATATTATTAGAAGCACCTAAGACTAATCGCAATTCTAATGTTTTAAGTAATCGGAAAAAGCATCAAGCTAAAATAGCTCAGTCTTTAGCTGATAAAGCAGCCCGGGAGCAAGCAGAGAAAGAAAGATTAGCAAAAGAAGATGCTGCTAAAAAAGAAGAGGAAGAAAAAGAGAATAAATTAAATAAACTTATCTCTAATTCTGATAAAGAAGTAGAAGATGATAATCGGGATATTGAAAAAAATATTTTTAATAAAATTAAAAATAAAGACGTATCTTTAAAACTTGGTACAGTAATTGATAAATTAAATAAAATAAAAAAAGCTGGCCATTCTGACCTTGAAGATTGAGTTGATATAGGTACAGACCGGTTAGAAGTAATTACTGGTAATGGTAAGCGGGTAAAAGATATGTTAGGTGATACAATTTTTGGTAAGTGGTTTAAAGATGCTTTTAAACCTGACCAGGCTGTTGACCCTAATAACCGGTTTAATGTAATGTTAAAAAATATTCCTGAACAATGGTTTAAAGATAAGAATCACTTAAATGTAAAAAATTATCTCAATTTATATAATTTATATGCCAGGGCTTCACAGAGAAGTGATGGAGATTCCACAATTAAAAAATTATCTTCATTAAATAATCTTAAAGATATAACTGAAAGAGGTAATCTTTTCAATCAGGCTAAAGGTTCAATAGATTATATAGTCAAAGAATATGTTAATTCAACTTTAGATGAAAAAACAAAAAATAAAGTTTTCTTTGATTCTAATGGTAATTTTAGAGATAGGCAAGTAATACAAAGAGTTCTTGATAAGATAAGTGCAAATAACGATAAAAAATAAATCAAAAATTATTATTGATGAATTTATATATACCTATCTTCCTAATTACATTCGTGAATTATTTTCAATATCGGTAGATAATAAGAGATTAAGTGAATTTGATAAAATGTTTGATATAGATTCAAAAATGATTCTATTTAAAGCATTGAGAAATTTATTAATAACTAAAAATGGTAAGAATGAATTTAATATAAAAATAAATGATATTATTACAGTAGATAATCACAATATTGGATATTATATTAATTTAATTACCTACGGGAATAGGGAAATTAAAGGTTACCCTATTATTAAAATTATATTTCAGCATGTAGCTGATGATATAAATATTATTTATAAGGAGTGAGAAAATGGCTATTAGATTCTATGATGAAGCTATGGTTACTAAAATAAAGGGTTGAATTAAAGACCCTAATATGGTAGTATTAAGCCCAGCTGACTCCACAAGACTTTTTCAATTAAGAGCAGACCAGGATAATGATAAAAAATTAACTTTACCATTAATTGCACTTTCAAGAGATAGTGAGATAGAAATTCTATCTACTACTAAGAAAGCTCTTAGTTATGATGGAGTGCATCTTGGTAAAGATTATAAATTGTATGAAATGAAAAAATTATATGATTCAGGTAAAATACAAATTGATGCTATCCATGATTATTTAGTTGAAAAAGGTTACATTAATAAAGGTGATACAGTTGATACTTTAGATTTAATTACTAATTATAAAGATGATGTTTCAAAAGTATTAAACGCTATCCCTATTAAAATAACTTATCAGCTTGATATTTACACAAAGTACTTCGCGGAAGCTGATGAGTATGCAAGGAATTTTATTTTTAACTTTATAAATTATCCAAAACTAAGTATAGAAATTCCTTACAACAATGCGAAGGTGTTACATGATTCAACTATAATGGTTGAATCAACAATATCAGACAGTTCAGATATTCCTGAAAGGTTAATTGCTGGGCAATTCCACAGAATGACAATTAGATTAACTATTGATGATGCTTGGATGTTCAGTGTTCCATTCATGGATAACTGGAAAGTTGAAGAAGGTTCTATAGAAGTTTTAGATAATTAGAAAGGAAAGAACGAAAAGAATGTCACAGATTTTAATTAAAGAAAATGAACAAGTCGGTTTTAATTCTTTTGATGCTACTGAGAATATAGTTCTTGTACCACTTGTAACAGAGGACACTTCAGAAGTAACTCATGTTACTAAATTATATTCTACTTTAAGTGAATTCAATTTCGATTACCCAGCTATCCCTAATATTAGTACTAAAAATGATTACTCATGGTATTTTATTAAGGAAATCTTAAATGCTGGCTTAAAAGTAGTTGTAAAACCATTAAAACCAGCTGAAAGTAGTGAAAGTGTTGAAAGCAGCGAATTTGATATTGGAGTATTCGTTAATAAGCGGATTAGAGATGACAATGCTTTTAAAGAATTTGGAAGTAAGAACTTATGGAATATTAAGTTTATTACTACTGGCTATTGGCCTAATATTGATGATAATATTGAATCAAGTGAAACATCAGAAGTAGATGGTATTGGGTGTTATAGTGTATTAGCTAGATTAGCTTCTGATAGAGGAGATTGTGTTGCCTTAGGTGAATTCAGACAAGAATTAGAAGTTGATGATTTAGTAAATTTTGTTAAGAGAACACCAGATATTAATACTAAGTATATGGCTACTACTTATCCTGCATATTTTAGTTCATTACCTGCATCAGGTGCCGATGATATGTATATGCCTGCTTCATTTGGTTACTTAATGGCTTTTGCTAGAAGTGTAAGAACAAACGCTACATGGTTTGCTGCTTCAGGTATCATCAGAGGTGTTATCCCTAACCTCATTTCAGTAAAACATGATGTAACGGATTCAGTAATGGAGTTATTACAGGATGGTACTGGTATGACTTCAACTGATGGTGCTGCTTCTAGTTGGAAGGTTAACGTAATTATGAGAATGGGTGCTTATGGTATTAGATTATGGGGTAACAGAGTTACTGCTAGTGGTTCTAATAAGTCAGTTGAAAAATTAACATTCTCTGATTTCTTAAACGTAAGAATGTTATTATGTGATTTAAAGAAACAGATTTATCATGCAGCATTAAGAACTACATTCGAACCTAATGATGATTTAACTTGGGTTAACTTCAAGAGTTTATGTAGTAGATTACTTGACCAAATGCAGTCAGGCCGTGGTATTAGTTGGTATTCTTGGAGAAGAGTTAAGACTGAATACAAGGCCACAATTAAGGCTGTATTAACTATTAAGCCAATTGAGGCTGTAGAATACTTCGATATTACTATTAACTTATCTGATGAAGAAGTAGCTATCGAAGAAGAAATAATATAAGAGAGGGGGAGTAGAATATGCCAGAATTTGGAACTTATCATTTAGCGGATAACCCTACACAATACCAGCCAGTTAGAACTAATAACTTTAGATTTATTGTTTTTGGTTTAGATAACTTACTTAAGGTTGGTGAAATTGAAGGTTTACCTAATTCATACATTATGAACGCTCAGGAAGTAATTGAATTCTCAGTTGTTTCATTCGACGTACCTCATTTCCAGCAGGGTGAAATTCCAATTAAGCGTGGTAACAGCACTGTTTATTATGCAAATGTCCCTACTTTTGACCCAGGTAACTTAGTAATTAATGACTTTGTTACTGCAGATGGTAAATCAGCTTTATTAGCATGGCAGGCTTTATCTTATGATGTAATTCAGGACACAATTCCTAGTTCAGATAAGTATAAAGTAGATGCTCAAGTACTTGAATATTTACCAGATAATACATTAGTTCGTTATTGGGACTTAAAGGGTTGTTGGGTATCACGTATTCAGGAAACAGGCTGGAATAATGAACAAGCTGAAAAGAAAGTAGTAACTGCAACAATTCGTTACGACAGAGCTATTCCACATTTACCAGACTAAAAATAATGTATAATATATTCAAGGAGGCTTTGCGTCGTGAATAATGTAACAATTCAAGAAGAGTATATTTTACCTTCAAAAGGTTTACTTTATGGACAACCTTTTGACCCGGTAGTTAAATTAAGAAGTATGACTGTAGCCGAGGAAATGAAACGTCTTTCGGCTACAGAAAACCCTTATAAGGCTATGGCTGAAATAATTGAAGCATGCTTAATAACAAAATTACCTATTCCAGTTTATGATTTATGTCTTGGTGATTATCAATATTTACTTCATAAATTGAGAGTAGTTACTTATGGGCCTGATTATAATATTTCAGTTGCTTGTCCATTCTGTGGAGAATTATTCGAAGCAAAAATTAACTTAGATGAATTAAAAGTTAATGAATTTTCTGAAGATATTTTAAATGAATTAGCTTTTCAATTACCAGTAACAGGTAAGAAAGTAGAAATTAGATTCCAAACTCCACGCGATTTAGATAAGATTGAACAAAAAAAGAAGGATATGAAAAAACAATTTCCTGAAATGAAAGATGACCCTACTTTATTGTTAAATCTTGAATCATTAATTAGAAGTTTTGATGGTCAGCCAGTAAATCCTGCTCTTATTCAAAATACTTTAAAGAATTTACCTTTAAAAGATTCTATGATGATTTTACAAAGGTCTGAAAAAGTAAGTAATAAAATTGGAATTGATACTGGCGTAGAAGTTACTTGCCCAGATTGCGGAAGGACAGTTTATTCTACATTTCGCTTCACAAGTGAATTTTTTAGACCCGAAATTGACTAGTGATGGTAAACCTTATGGGCCTTACAGATATAAAGAGATAGTGAAAGAGTGTTACTTAATTTCTAAGAATTGTAACACTTCTTATACTGACCTTATGAAAATAACACCAATAGAGAAGAATTATTTATTGGAGTTTATTTCAGATGAATTTAAGAGAACAGAAGAACTTATTAAAAAGACAAATGAAAATAGAAGAAGAAGCTGAGAATAAGGAGGTAATTTATGCCTAGTGGTGATTTAGAAGTTACAAGTAAATTACAAGACCTTATTAAGCAGCAAGAAATTTTAACTGAAAAAATAGAACAGTTAGAAAATTCTATTATTGATTCTAGAAGGACAAAAAACTTAAAACTTATAAAAGAACTTATGAAAGAGTATGCTAAACAAAGGCAAGCTCTTGAAAACGAAATTTATAAGATAAGAAAAGAATATATTAAACAATTAGTAGAATACGAAGAAAGTTTAAGAGGTAAAAACCTTCAGAACAATAATAATGGGAATAATACTTCACCAACTTCTCCTAGCATACCAGATGAATCTACTTTTAAAAATATAATTAATTTATTATCTCAATCTATTGTCGATGCTATAAGTACCGCTGTTGGTACCGCTATTGGTAATGCCTTTTCTAAAAAGGGTGGTATCAATATTAATGTCGGTGGTGGTAATGGTGACGACGATGACGATGATGATGACGGCGATTCTGGTGGTAAGAAAAGTAAGAAAACAGGCGTCTGAAAATATGTCGATAATATGTATAAAAAAATCGACACATCTGTTAAGGAGCTTGTAACAGAACAGGAAAAATTTAGATATAGTCTAGAAGGTTCTGGTAAACAAGCAAGGGAACTTGCTGATGTAATTCAAAAGAATTTAGGCGCTCAAGGCTTAGTAAAAATACATGATGTTTATAATAATTTAACTGATTTAACAGAATCTGGAATTCTTTATAATGTAGAACAAAGAGCTTATTTACAGGCCATTTCTAAGGATTTAGGAATGGAAATGGATGTCAAAAATAAGGCTTTAAATAGATTAATAAATCTACAAAGACAAGACCTTACTTCTTATAGAATGGCTATAGAAGCGTCTTTAAAAGAATTTTTAAATCAGAATTATGAAACTTCTCAATATATTAAACATGGATTCCAAGATGTATCTGAATCTTTACTTGAAGCTCAAGCAATTATGACTTCAGAAAGTGCTGTACAACTCGAAGCTGTTGTACAGAAATGAATGGGTTCATTATCTAGTGTTGGTTTAAGCGATAATACTATTACTAAATTATCAACAGCTATTGGTCAATTAGGTTCAGGAAATCTCAGTGCTTTATCAGGTTCTGAAATGGAAAACCTAATAGTTATGGGTGCTGCTCAACAAGGTTTATCGTATGGTCAATTATTAACTGAGGGTGTTTCTGGTGATGCTGCTAATGTTTTAATGCAAGGCATTGTTGATTACTTAAAAGAAATAGCGCAATCTGGTAATAATGTTGTTAAATCTGAGTATGCTAGAATATTTGGTATTAATATATCAGACTTAGTAGCTGCCTCACAATTAGGTGATATTAGTAAGGTCTCAGTATCTACAGATATTTCAGATTTACTTACAGATTTAAGAAAATATGTTTATTCAGGGCAAATGCTTGAAAATACACTTAATAATATCCAATTTAGTATGGCTATGGATATAGCTAGTAATGAAGATAAATATACTGCATATAGACTTTCTAATATTATTGGTGGTATTTTAGATAACTTTGGTTCTTATAGAATAAAAGGTATTGATATTGATTTAGGCAGTGCTGCAAGAATGATTGGTACCGCAGGTACATTATTAGATACTATTCTTACACGGTTTGATGGTATTGGTAGTGGTACTCTTGGTTCTGTATTTTCAAGGGGTGAAAGTACCTTTGGTGTTGAAAGTAAGGGTAGTCAACAAGGTTATAAAATTTATACGGATTTAGGTCTTAACTATATTAGAAGTAGTGACCAAGACCATTTAAGTTTTGATGAAATAGCCGAGATGATGAAAAACGGCGGCATGGGAAGTGCTCAAACATTAAGAAAACAGTATATTAAATCTGAAGGTTTAATAGGTGGTTTTGACAGAATAGAAGGTTTACAAACTTCTGGTGCTATGATTATTTCTCAAAGTGATTCATCTGAAATAGTTAAAGCATTAAAAACTAGTGCTAAGGATTACGTTGAAAATGAATTAATGGAACCTGATGAGGAATATTATGAAGGTACTGATATTTATAAATTATTGGATTTCAGTACTAGTAGTAGATTTTCTGAATCATTTGGTATTTTAACAGATAATATTCAAGTTATTAATACTACTACTCAATCAGTAAACGAAGGTATTGTTGGTTCTGATGGTACCAATTCAATATTAAGAAGTTTAGGTGATGTTTTAACTTCTTCATTATCTCAGATAAATACTAGTATTTTATCATTACCACTTAATGTTTATAGAACTAGTACCTCATTAATTGAAGCTGCTAATACGGTAACTATTGGTAATGACCTTAGCAATGTTCAGGATATTATGATGGCAACTTCTGTTAACGTAAGTAATATTTACCACTTATTATATTCTCAGTTAGTTGAAGGTGCTGGCGCTTTCGTAAGTGAAGAATTAAGCCCTCATTTAACAAACCCAGAGAATTGGAACTGGGCAGCTTCCCCAGTAGTTGGAATACCTAATGTCCCAGCTCCTTCTGTTGGTTCAACATAATCAGGAGGTTAATTATGTATTATAAATTCAATGAAACTAATAACATGACTGGTTATATTAAAGAAATGCTAAAAGATTTTAATCTTCCAATATATAAGGTCTATCGCGAAGATAGACCTTTATATGAAGGGAGATTTTATATCAAGAAGCATAGTATTTGTAAATGTGTTAATGGTAAATTAAAAGAAATTAATAATTATTCTTTTAATCAGAGACAAATTAATGTAACTACAAAATTACTTATTAATTCATCAGTATATGATTCTTATACGCATAATTATCTAGGTAATTATCTTAGATTTATTAGAGATTATAAAGGCATAGATTTAATGCCTTTATATAACTGTTTCAGTAATGAATCTCCACCAGAATTATATACTACTGCTAAGGTTACAGATGATTATTCAATG